GAAAGTTGTATTACACACGAGATTGCTACTTGCACCGGGATCTGGGACCAGATCGCAAGAACCGCTACTTCGATTGTGTTCAGACGTTCGGCGAGAAATGTCCTATCGAAGACTATCTCCGGTCGCACAACATCAAGAAACGCGCACAGCGTTTGGGGATGTTCAACGTCTTTGTTATCACTTACGACGACACGCCCGTAGAGAAGTTGCTGGTACTCGATCACTCGTACCGCAACTTCACCGAAGAACTGATGAAGGCCGCCGTCAACAAGGCGAAGCGCCCGAATCAACAGCATGCTAAGGCTTTCATGCATCCGACTGAAGGTAGCATCATTACCTTCAACTGGGAAGCTGCCAGCTTCGAGGGTAAGACGTTCTATAAGGCTACGTCGTTTGATTTCGACAAGCACGGCGGCTCGATCACCTTATCTACCGGTAAAACGGTGAAGGTATCGGATCTTATCAAGGATGCCGTTGACCTCGATGCTTGCCTGAAGAAGCTACCGTATGACGAGGCTAAGAGTCGATTTATCGACTGCTCGCCAATGGCAGCAGCAGGACAGAGCAAAGCGGTTCAGGCCGCTAAGGAAGAGGCTGTGGCGGCTATCGCCACAGCCGACGACTCGGCACCGTTTGACGCGGACTGGGATAAGTAGTACAACTGTGTGAGTTGTGTGTTGGTGGGTTGAGCCGCCTGCTTAGGAATAGGCAGGCGGCTTTTTTTATCGAGGAAATTATGGAAAAGAAATACGTTGTGGTGGCTACAGGTGCTCGGCTAGAGAAACGCCCTGATATGTTCTATTGGAAGGGTAAGTGGTTTCCTGGGCTAGTGGACGACAAAGCACTCTACGACGATCCGGAAGACAGCTTTAATAAACACGTCCATATCCCAACTGCCTTGGAACAAGGCTTAATCAGACTGGTAGAGGAAAACAATGGCTAAGAAATCAAATATCGAACAACTAGAAGACGCCGTCGCCGCGATGCCGTCCACGACGGCACTATCATCCCCAGACCTGAGCCTCGGATGCGACGTGATGGATCTCCACGTCTCCGGCCAGATCGGTAAATCCGTATCGCCGGGCATGTTTGTCTGGTTGCACGGGGATTCCGGCAGCGGGAAATCCTTTCACGCCAAGATGCTAATGGCGGAGGCGGCGAACTCGCCGCTCTACGCCGATCATCGCTGCGTCATATTCGACGGGGAGAACGGGTCGAACTTCAACTGCGAGAAGTTTTTCGGATCGAAGCTAGCTGCGAAGCTAGAGGCGATGGAAGCAAAGAGCTTAGATCACCTCTACGATGCGTTAGACGAGATCATCAAGACTCCTTCTGTAATCGTGGTCGATTCCTTCGAAGCATGGCTACCGGCGTCGGCGATCAAAAAGATCGGAGAGGACAGCAAGAAACGGGCAGAGGATAAAGATCCAGACGGCTCCTACGCAATGGAGCACGGTAAAATCCACTCTAACCGCTTGCGGTTACTAGTGCCGAAGCTAGTTAAGACTAATTCTATCTTGATAGGAATTAGTCAACACCGAGATAACGTACAGAAAGCCAACCCCTACTCACCGAAAGACGTTGTACCGGGCGGACGGGCTATCAAGTTCTGGGCTCACGTAGAACTCGAAACCAAGTTAAAGACTAAGATCGAGAGGGAAATCAACGGAAAGAAAGTCCAAATTGGGGACGACGTATCTGTCAAGGTACATAAGAACCGGGTGAATGGGATGAAGCTAATATTCGACGAGGAGTTCTACCCGACTCACGGGATCGACAATATCGGCAGCTCTCTTAAGTGGCTGGTCGATAATAAGTACATTACCGGCGGACGGTACAAGATACCGGAGCTGTTTGGAGAGAAGACCTACTACCGAGAAGAGTTGATCTCTCGCATCGAATCTGAAGATAAGGAAGCACAGCTTCAGGATCTCCTGACAGCCAGCTTCACGGACTACATGAGCCAAATGCAAGTAATTCGGAAAAACCGCTATGAATAAACCTTTTATCCTTATCGACGTGAACAATCTGGCACACAGAGCCTTGTTTACTGTCGGCGATTTGACGCACCCTGATGACCCTACCCGTTTCACGGGTGCTCTCTTCCAGATATGGAAGACCTGCGAACAGCTAGAACGGCGGTTCGATACTTGGAATCTCGCATTCTGCTTCGATTCTAAACACAGCAAACGGAAGGAATTGTACCCGGAATACAAAGGCAACCGGGAAGCCAAGCGAGCCCAAGAGAGTCCTAGTGACGCTGAGAAGCGTCAGGGGATGTATCAGCAAATCGATCAGCTTCCTGGCCTATTGCACATGATGGGTGCTAAGAACCTTCTGATGCAGAGAGGCTACGAAGCCGACGACATGATGGCGGCAGCCATCCAAAAGCATCCGGAATTAGAATTTGTAATGGTATCGTCCGATAAAGACTTGTATCAATGCCTAAAGCCGAATGTTCGGCTCTATAATCCGGTTAAGGGTAATCTCTACACCGAAGTCGATTTCATTACGGAATGGGACATTCCGCCGGTACAGTGGGCAAGTGCTAAGGCATGGGCAGGATGCGACAGTGACAATGTGCCCGGCTTGCCGGGCGTTGCGGAGAAGACCGCCTGCAAATGGCTACGGGGTCAAATAAAGGAAGAAAATTCCAAATACAAGACCTTTGTAGACAACTTATCGGTCTATAGTAAGAACATGCCGCTGGTATACTTGCCGCTCAAGGGTGCGGAGATCAAACCTTTGGTCGAGCAGACCAGTAGGATTCAATGGTTGCGACTAGCCGATAACATCGGCGCTTATTACGAATTAGGAATGCCTAGCTATGAATGAGAAGAAACGGCTGAAGGAAATCATCCGAAAGCAGGATGAAATTAAACTGAAGGCACAGGTTCGCCGGAACCTACGCATTTGGAATAAGCTGGAGAAAAAACAACAGCCTCGGCCACAGATGATTACGCACGTAATGCGTATCAAGGACCGGCACTTGCTTCAGTTCCTTTGCGGTACGCTGAGTGAGCGTAACCACGCTCGTTATGCTGCCATGTACCGGCGGGAGATGATCGAGCAAATGGTCGAGGAGCGACCTCTGGTTAAGGCGAAGTGGGAGTCCATTAACAATGGCTAAAGGGCATGGCAAGGGTGGCCAGTTTGAAAGAGACGTGTGCCGCGAAATCTCGCTGTGGTGGAGCGACGGAACTAATGATGATTGGTTCTGGAGATCCAGTCAGTCGGGCGGTAGGGCTACCCAACGGGCTAAGAACGGGCAGACCACAATCAATGCAGCAGGTGATATTGCCGCCCAGTGCGGCGAGGCTCAAGTGCTGCTGGATTACACGACTTGGGAACTGAAGCGAGGCTACCCCAGAGTTAGCGTAGCGGATCTCTATGAAAAGACTTCTGGAGGCTTCTGGGACTTTATCGATCAGGCCAAGAAATCGGCATCCCTCGCTGGTACTCCATATTGGGCCGTCATCCACAAACGGGATCGCCGGGACGCCGTAATCGTGATGCCGGCGGCAGCCCTGGGATTAGTCAGCGACTTCGGCGAAGAATCGCCGGAAGACGCCCTGATAGCGCATAATTACCACCTGTTCCTAACGGACCCCTCGCTCAAAACACTACTCAAATCTGCGATTGAAAATGGAAGACGATAAGCCTTTTTGTGTTATAATGCGAATACCCAAGCGGGAGTCAACCGCTTGGGTATTCTAACCACATAAAATAAGGTAGTATTTCAGATGGCTACATACATTGTAATCCATTCCGTTCGCGTTGCAACGGAATTTGTTCCTGCGACTACACACCGTTTGACAACTATCGGTCCTAAATTCATTTTACCCAGACGTGGACAAGACAGATCTTTCCAAGTATGCCAATGCGAATGCGGGAACATCCTAGTAGTGGAGACTAGTTCGCTTGTCTCGCGGAACACTAAAAGCTGCGGCTGCCTCAAAAGGGATGTAACAATAGCAAGGACGACCAAACACAGAAAAAGGCATCTACCAGAATATTCTATATGGCAAAATATGCTACAAAGATGCACGAACCCGAACAGAAACGGATATGCAGACTACGGAGGACGCGGAATCCGCGTCTGTGACCGATGGCTAGACCAGGAAAAAGGTTTCCTGAATTTCCTAGAGGACATTGGATTAAGACCTACCGATAAGCATTCGATAGATAGAATAGACGTGAATGGCAACTATGAGCCGGGTAACTGTAGGTGGGCTACTGACTGGGAGCAAAGCCGCAACACAAGACGTAACCGCAATTGGACAATTGACGGCAGGACGCAATGCAAAGCGGACTGGGCTGCGGAAAAAGGCATCAATAAAGGAACCTTAGAGGAAAGACTACGAAGAGGATGGTCGGTGGAAAGAGCTTTGAATACACCAGCGAACACAGCGTTCAGGAAAAAATAGGTAACAACGATGCAAGATGACAAACCTTCGTTAGCATGCTATGCGCACTATCGCGAGGCCCAAATGGTCGATCTCCCCGGTATCGAGGAGTTCGACCATTTGTTCTCCGAAGCCCCGAAAACCCGTAGATGGTGGGCATCGAAGCTAGATGTTGAGGATGAACGCAACCGGTACATAGTTGTAGTCGCCGTACACGGCGCTACCAACAACATCGTCGGTGTAGTGGTCGCGGCGGTGCTTAACCGCCCCGTGATTCGGATAGCCCGAATCCTTATTCACCCAGAAGTACGTCGTAACCGTATCGGCACCCGAATCCTATTGCCGCTCTACGCAACCGGCAACTTACACGGCATCCAGGAATACGAAGCCGATGTTCCAGAAGACTACACCGAGATGCAGTTGTTTTTCCGGTCGCTCGGCTTTATGGCCGAGCTTCCTATAAAAACGAACAAGTATCCCGAACTTGAGAATGGCAACGCCATTACTTTCCGCTGGAGCCCTCCCGATGAAGTTCGTTAGAGCCGATTTGCTACGCACGCTGGAAGCGTGTTCGCTGGGGCTAAGTAGCAAGGACAACATGGAGCAAAGTTCCTGCTTCGTATTCCGGAACGGAATTGTCCATACCTACAACGGCGAGATATGCTGCTCCAGTCCCCTAGCGAACGCCGAGGGCGTTCCTTTCGACTGCTACGGTGCCGTTCCTTCGAAAACCCTACTACAAACCTTACGCAAATCTCCAGATGACGAAATAGAGATTACCTGCGAAGCTGACAAAATTAAGCTAAAAGGCGGCTCCGACCGCCGCAAACAACAGATCCCGAAGATGGACGATATCGTCCTACCGCTCGAAGAAGTCGAGCAGGCTACCGAATACGTCGATCTTCCGCCTATCTTCGGGGAAGCCATAGCCAGGGTCGCACCATGTGCGGCAAAGGATTCGGCTACATTCGCTTTGACTTGTGTAGCATTTGGCCCCAAGGGCATCCAGGCTACCGATTGCCGTCAGGCAATCCGGTTTCTAGTTGCG